CCATCCACCGTGACCATCACTTTTGAGTCCAAGTTTTCTTGCCTGTGATGATGCCTGTGATTCCGTTGCTTCAGATAGAAATTGGAAAAACTTCTTCATATTGTGTTTTGATATACTTTTATTTATTAATATCTCCTTGCAGTCAATCCCGGTTTTCCATAAACTTTTATAAAAGGTCCTGCAGTATCACTTTCCTTTTTCATAGCATCCATTAAGACATGCATAAAAACATCAAATTTGTGTTTTTTTGACATCATATAGTATCTATGCAACCATTCAAGTCCCCAAAGTTTTGCAGTCAATCTACTACCCGCAGACCTTCCACTTTTTGTTCTTGCGTCTCTCTGGTCAGCCAAACAAGCTTCATTAAGTGCCGCCTCAAATCCCAATTCTATTGGACTCGTACCTTCATCATACTTTCCAGGTTTTCCAAAATTAATTGATTTTCCATCAATTCTTGCTGAAGAAAGTGTATTATATAATCCAATCCAATACTTCTTGTCTGCATCACTCCAAACAGATCCTGGACTTGGTATATGTGAATGTTTAGCAGGAGCAGAAACCTCTATTAATCCACATTTTTTGACAAAGGCATCTATTTTTCCAACGGAAGCTTTTCCCAACATAGCACCTGTTGCTCCTATTGCTGCTCCACTATGTTGAGGTTTTTCTCTTGGTTCTTTTGCCTGAAATGTTCTTCCTTGAATATGGACGGACATCGCATCTCTTCCCGCACCACCTTTATCAATCATATCCCAAGAAATCTCTTGTGCAAATTTCCATTCATTTGCATTAGCATCCCATGCCAAATCACACACAAAATTATCAGCAGAAAATTCGTGAAGTGATCTTCTTTTAGATTCTCTGCTTTTTAAATTAGAACTCATCTCAAAAGTTCCTCTTTCATTTTTTCCAACTTGTTTGAGAGAAATTGGCATTAATTTTTTCCCCCTAATATATTCTTCCATTAAAGCATTTAAATTTCTTAAATTAAGATTCTTATCTCCAGTGTCTGTCATCTCAATTATTATTTCTTTAATTTTATTCTCTTCAGATTTTTTAACTGCAACAACATCCATAGGATTCCAACTGTCAAGAGATCCAGACACTCCACCTTTTTTCTGAGCAATATTGTTTAAAAAATTCATCATACCGTTTGTCTCACCTCGGGACCAAACCCATCCGGAAGTTGAAACTCCGTATGATATCATATATTGCTGAAGACCTAAAATTTGTTCATCATAACTCCTTCTCCAGACAGCATTTGCTTGAGGATAAACACCCCCCGAACCAAATGCCTTCTTATCCAATTCAGCGTATTGTTTATCATTTAAATTAAACTTTTTGTCGCAGTGCTCTTTAAAAAACAAAATAGAGCAATCTTCTTGTTTAGCAGTGCTGCTCATAATATCCAAACACTATTTAAAATATTTATAACTTACCTATCGTCTCTCAGTTCTCTTTTAATTTCATCCTTCAATCTTTTGCGATTATCAGCATCAGAAGTTCTCTGTCTTTGAGCATCTACAGAGGCTCTAGATTTATCTTTAAACCTCTGCATTTGGTCTCTTGACCTTTGACGCAGTTCTATTCTACGTTGCTCAATATCCTCAGAGAACTGGTGATAGGTTTTCATTGTGTTATTGTAGAGTAATCTCTTGAGATTACTTATTGTTCATTTGTCTTTCCCTGTAAGCATCTTGTTCTGCTTTTCTTTGTTCTGGAGTTTTCTTTTTTTGTTCGGCATCATATGATTTAACAGCATCCAAGTGTGCCTGAGATGGTTTTCCTTTTGGATTAGCATACACATTCATAGGACCAGAAGCGGGGCGTCCTCTTGGATCCATACGAGTCTCAACAATACTCTCTCTCCACTCTTCACTCATATTAGCCATAATAGCAAGTGCTGCTTCTTGAGTATCAACATAACCTTCATCAATCAAATGTGAAAGGATGATGTCGTAGAGATCTAATTGTTCTACTCGGGGGATTTTAGTGCCAGTTCTCTTTTCTCTGCTTTTAAGAGTGTCATTGAGTTTTACAGTCTTATCAAAATTCTTATAAAACATATCGGCTCTGTTGCCCTTGCTCAGTTGGAGATTACGGGCTTGATCAGCACTTTTAGTATATCTTTTTTGCCTGAGGTTTCTTGCCGCAGTGGCCAGTTTATCAGAAACTTCATCAAGTTGCTCTACTTCTTCAAAAATACTCTCTCTCCACTCTTCACTCATATTCACCATAATGCGTTCTGCTGCTTCTTCAGTATCAGCATAACCTTCATCAATCAAATGTGAAAGAATAATGTCGTAGAGGTCATAACTTTGTGCTTCGTCCATATATTGTTCTGCGTGTTGTCCTCTTGCTTTTTGTTGAGCAAGTTTTCTTTTATTTTTGGTTATAGTTCCTGGACCATCAGTGCTATTTTTTAATCCAGTTTCATCAGAATATTCCACATCAATTTCTCTTCTAGAATCTCTTTGCTTTTGAGTTAGTCCTTGTCTTTTCCAATCAGTATTGTGTGGTTTTCTTTCTCTTGCCGATGCTTTATTAAAAAGGTCTCCATACATTTTCTTTCTTTCGGGAGTTTGTCCTTTTCTTTGTGAAGCAAGTTTATATGCCCTTGCAGCAACATCTCCTGCGGCACCTTCATCCAACTCATGATAAACTTCCAAATATGCTTCTCGTATATTGCGATAATCTTTGGAATTCATTTCTATTAATACTTTTACATTTATTTATAAAAAAAACTCCTCAAAAGAGGAGAGAGTGTGTATTTTATAAATCTCCTTCTACACGATTTTCAGATTTATAAACAGAGAAAGTTCCTTCTGGATATCTTGCCGATAGTTTTTGATAGTTCATTTCCATCAGTTCCTCAAAGGTAGTATCAAGAGCAATACAAAGTTGAGACATATACCATAGAATATCTCCTGCTTCTTTTTTCATATGGATAATATTTTCTTCATTATATGGTTTTCCTTGTAAGAATATTTTTTTAATGATTTCAGCAAGTTCTCCGGCCTCGGCACTTACACCAAATGCAGCAGTCATAAGACGTGAAACATCAGCATCGTGAGTTATTTCAAGTTCTGTAAGACGAGAAAGAAGTGCTGCGAAATCACTACTCGCAGGGCTTGTAGTTTCACGAACAAACTCAATATATTTTTTCGTATCTATAGTATTATTTTCAGTCATAGTATACTCAGTGCTTCCATCAGAGAGGTTTTCTTTTTTAATTGAAATAGTCATACAATAAAAGGTTCTAATTCGGATTGGGGTAGAATTTTTTGTTCGGAAAGTTGTAAATCATCTGCTAGTTTTATACAAGAGACATTTACAGTTTCTGGATTAATATTTTTAATTTGACGATATGTTCTGTTTTCTCCAAGTTCGACCAGCATTATAGCATCTTTTATACTTGCACAATCAGAAATTTTTTTACCATTTTTATCAAACACAGAATAATAATTCAAAACTTAAATCCCTCAAATGATTTTTTAGGTTTTCTTTGTTCTTCATCATTATACTCATCTTCTTTACCAGAGTCAAGTATATCTTTTTGAGCATCTTGCTCTACATCATAAAGTCTCATTTTGGCACGATCAATACCAACAACAAATCTTTTATTGACTGTTGGATCATTATATCGGTTCTTAAGTTGCTTGACTAATATCTGTCCAAGATTCTCAAGTTCTTCTGTAGATATGAGGGCAAACATCAGATCGGCAGTTGCAGGAAGACCAAAGGATTCTGAAGTATCGGTTAGTTCAACATCAGAAGAACCAAAACCACTTCTTGTAGTCTGTGTCGCAGAAACAATCGGTACATTAAACTCCACAGCAAGTCCACGAAGTTCTTCTGCGATTGACTTTACAAGTGTATAAGAGTTGATGTTACTACCACCTTTAAATCTTGATGAAGAACAAATATTCAAATAGTCAATAAAGATAATATGAGGTCTGAATGATTTCTTAAGTGCCAACTCATTTAGAAGTGCCTTAAAGTGTCCCGAATGTGCAGATGCAGTTGGATACTCCTTAATGATAAATGTACCCTGTGTTTTCTTCGCAAGACTATTCACCTTTGTCTCAAACATTTGTTTGGGCAACTCATTAAGTTGTTGAATAGGAATGTTCAGAAGGTTTGCATCAATTCTTTCAGCAATACGTTCCTCTGCCATTTCAAGAGTGATGTAGAGAACATTCCTGCCTTGTAATAAGACGGAAGCAGCCACATGACACATAAAGAGACTTTTTCCAACACCTGTACCAGCAAGAGCGATATTGAGAGTCTTATTAGGAAGACCACCTTTTGTAATTTTGTTAAAAAATTCCAGGTCGAATTCAATTTTTTCCTCCTTTCGGTGATAAGATTCATATCTTTTCTCATAATCTAACAGATAATCGTGTCCGATGTTTGGATCAAAAGATACAGCAAGAGCATCAGAAAGAATTGATGGAATACTATCACGATTTTTCTTTTCATCCTTACCATCTGCAATATGTATGGATTCCATCAGAGCAATATATATCGCACGATCACGACACCACTTTTCGGTTGTGTTGACTAACCAATCAATCTCTGTAGGATCATCATCAAGATTCTCAATCAAATTTGAAATTTGCTTGAAACTATCCTCATTAATATCTTTACGATTTTCAACTTCAATAGAAAGAATTTCCTTTGTTGCAAGTTGATTATATTTTTGAACGAAGTTTAGAATCTCTTCAAATATAACTTTTTGACTTGTATCCTCAAAATATTCTGCCTTAATAAAGGGAAGGACTTTTCTTGTAAACTGTTCATTATGTAAAAAGTTTCTTAAAATCAAAAACTCAATCTTGTCCATCACTTACTTTATGCTGTGGGTTGTTTGGAGAATGTAAAATATCAAATACAAATGTTATTCTGACTTCATCTGCGATATTAACTGTTCCGTGTGGTAATTTATTATTAAACCAAAAAAGTGTTCCTGGGTCAACTATAACAGTTTCGTTTCCAACAAAGTATTGATATCTTCCCGATATTGATAAATGATAACGATCTCTTGTAAGATAATAAATTCCTTCATCAATATGTGCCCCAACAATCTCATCAATCGGAAGAGAAAGAAATCCACATCTGTGAATTTCTTCACCACTAAATTCTTTTTTTAGAATTTTTCTTATTTCACTATGATGTTGATATGCAGGAGTCTTGGTGCAAATTTCAGAATCTCCAACAAGTTGTCCTGGTTTTTCAATACCACCCATTATCAATTGAAGAACATCAACACTTGTAATATGAGTATGTGGATCTTTAAGTTCCACATTTTCAAGTTTTTGTTGAGATCCCCAGTCTTCTGGATATTTCTCAAGTTGTTTAATTACCTTTGATACATCTATTTTATCCTTTATAATCTTGATACACTTACCCATAACTAAACTCTTTCTGTGCAGTTTCGTCAAGTGCTTGCATTACTTCGGTAGTAAAATACTTTTCTGGATCTTTAAAGATTTCTTTGGCATAAAGTTTTTTACCATTAATCTCATAACGCCCTGCTACATTTTTCCAAAGTCCACCAAGTTCACCAAGCTCAAGAAGACCGTAGTACTTATCAAGGCCGCGCTCATCATAAAATAAACGAATTTCGACAACTTTATTCTCCT